AAGTCAATCAAAAATCCACCAGAAAAACGCTAGCTTTATCCCATCAAATCCATCGCTCAAAGGTGGGTCAAACAATTACCGGAATCGGTGGGTCAGACTTCCCGGAATAATCATCCTATAAAAAAAGTATCTCAAAATCAGGCATTCATTACGTTTTTGAATTAGCAACTTACTTCTGCCCTTTATGTATGGTATTTTTTCGGATGATGCATCATCATCAAGCCCGCGAAATACTTTTAATATACCTCTACGTTTCGTCACAGTGTTGATCTTTTACTGATTGATAGCACCACTGTATAATACACGAAGTAGAGCTTCTTCTACATTGCTCTGAATGTCGCTCATTCCTTCTTTTACACTGCCGGAGTGAACTTCAATTTTCTCCACCATTTTATTGATGTTGATATTGATTACCCGTGGCCCTCCGCTGGTGATGCCCGAAGCAATGTTGTTAGCACCTGAAGCAGAGTTATTGGCGCTGGGTGAAATTGAATTCGCAAGCGCGATGCCTCCGGGAGTGGCCGCGTCTGAAGTACGTCCATCATTGCGCTTGGCATAGCCTGCCTGAAAAGCTTTGGAGATACCTCCATTGGCAATTTGTGAAGCAGTATCGGCCAATTGCATAACGCCTTCTTTCATGAGTGACGGATTGAACGTCAATCCACCAATCAATACCTTACCTAATCCTATAAATACACCACTCAAAAGTTTTCCTACTTCCAACACACCCAAAAGCACACCTCTAAAGCCTTCAAACTTTATCCAGGCATAAGCAATACCAGCTAGTAATGCAGCTATTCCAGCTATAATCAAACCGATTGGATTGGCTGTCATGGCAGCATTTAAAAGCCACTGAACACCTGCCCAAAGTTTTGTAGCCCATGCGACTGCATTTACTGCAACGGCATATCCAGCCACAGCCGCAGTAAGAGAAATGAATATTCCCGGATATTCTCTTATTACGCCAATAGTATCAGTAAACAATCCCATCATAAACATGAGCGGAGGAAGTAACACTTCACCAATTGCAGTTTTCAACCATAGTATTGTATTGCCAAATCTATTAAACACAGCCTGAGAACCTTCTGCGGCCTGCAAAGCACCTGATCCAAATGTATTCTGTAATTCAGTGGCAAACTTGGGTAAGAAATCTTTACTCAATAGCTCACCACGTTGCATCATTTTGCCAAGTTCTTGCTCAGTTACTCCCATAGCCTTGGCAGCAATGCCGAATGCTCCCGGTAACCGTTCTCCAATTTGACCACGCAACTCTTCGGCACTAACAGTTCCCTTAGATGCAATTTGACCGAGTGCTAAATAAATTCCTTTTTGCGCTTCTGCATTTAGGCTCATTGCACCTGAAGCCGCACCTACACTTTCATAAATTCGGAGTGTTTCACTTAATGGTATGTTGAGAGAACGCACCGATCCAGCCAAGGTTTTAAAACCTTCAATACCAGCTTCATCACTCAAGCCATATTTATCATTGATGGTTCGGACACCTGATATAGCTGCATTGCCTTGTCCATTAGTTGCAAAATTGATGGCTCTTGAATTACTATCCATTGCCAACGCAGTGTTTACGCTTTGGCCACCCAATGAAAGGGCTGTTGCAATACCGATTGCCGGAAGTAATTGTTTTATGGAACCAAGAAATCCTCCAGAACCGGATAGGTTACCTGGAGAAGCCATAGCGACTCGATTGAGCTTCTCCAACTCCATCCGTGATTCTCTGATTTGCTTTAATGAAGTGCTTCTGCTAATTACAGATTCAAGTGAGTTGATCTTTGACCTGATGGTGTCATAACTCTGCGAAAGAGTATCGTTTGTGCCTTTGATCGCATTGGAAGTTTTGCGAGCAGTGTCAGCCATTTTCACAAGGCCACTACTCATCATGTCCTTCATCTGTATGAAAAATGTTAAGTTCATAACGTTTCAGTTTTGTCCTCCGTGTTTTTTAGAAAATTTTCCCTTTCAATCTGTCGAATATGTTTGGCTTTGAATTTTTGATAAGCCTATCTAATGCTGGCAGTAGCTTTTTTAGTTTAGGTTGATCTTTCGATTTGATTAAACTGGCTACCGCTTTTTCCATTTCGGATTCGGTTGCTTCATTGGGCAATCCTAATATTGAAAGTACTGCCTCTCTATCCTTTGTGTTAATTGATTTGTCTTCCATAAATCTTTTGATTACTTTCTAAATAGATTACGATTTGCTTTGAAAGTGCCTAACTGGCCGTATTGTCTATCGTAGAATAGTAATCGATAAATATCATCGCTCTCGGCCAGAATTTGGGGATGCTTGAGGTTAGGTCTCAACTCGTTTAAAACATCGGCCAATCGTGTAACCTTTTCAAGTAGGAGATTCTCTTCTTCATTAGCTGTATAGATTTTACAGTGTTTTTCGCTCCACTTTAAAAGATACTCCTCATTGATCTTGAAAGTTCCTTCTGGCTCTTGTTCAAAGAATCGTGTATCATAGAATGTAGGTCTTCTCCGACTTGAGTCAGCTTGGTGAATACTATTAGCTATATCCTTGAACTCGTTGACTTTACTGACAAAATTTGAATGATCAATGTCTATTAAGTCGAAAACCTTTTCCGGATTCAATTTCAACCCCTTAATCTGAGCACCTTTTAATTCTGATGTGGCCTTGCTTTTGAGTAAGGCAATCGCATCAAGATTGAGAGGGTCGCATAAATCATTCAAACAAATATCGCCAAAGTCAAACTCTTTAAATGATACTCGTAGTTCATTCATTGTTGGCAATAATTCATTTAAGAAATCCTTTTGAAGATCAATGTTTTTTTGATCACAGTAGATAAGTTTTGCTTTAAATTGGGTCATAAAAATGGTGTTTTGATTATGGGTTTAGGTACTGTTTTAGTTGAATAAGTGGGGGGCTATTGCCCCTTTTCTAAGCTTTTAGGTTCGTAGCCAAAGTGATCTTTAAACTTCTGTTTATAAACATCTGGCATGTGTTCTTTCAATAACTCGCAATCACCTGTTTCTATGTTATTCTGAAAGGTGTCATTAACGGCTTTTCCTAAGCGAATGTATAGATCACGGTTCTCTATCCTGATTTTGTATGATTCCGGGTAATTGATTCTTAACTCCTCAATACCATCTTCCATCAATTCAGAAAATGGTTTACGCATAAGCTCTGTTCTTCTTTCGTCAGAGATTGGTTTGAAGTTGGGGTTTGTATTCATAAGATGGGTTTTAAATTTGATTGCAATCGTAAGAAAAAATCTCGCAAAGAAATGAACATGTTATATCTACTCCCGATTTGCAAGGCCAGACAATCAACCAAAAAAAGTCCGAGGCATTTTTTTCTGGGGTCTTCAATTTCTTTCCGTTGGTTTTATTTTACGCACAGTCGGCTGTTCGCGTCATATTCGCCCTCTACGAGGCGAGGAAGTAGCGTTTTAGGGTTGGCATCGTTTTTTTTGCCATCGTTTAAATTGAGCGTTTTTAAGCGGGTTCTGAGCGCTATCTGTTAAGCCTTTCCTTTAGATTGATTTTATAAAAAAAGGAAAGCCCTCATGGGGGGGCATGAAGGCTTTCAAGCACACTCGGTGTGTTGAGGCTTATTATTGTTGATTGGCTTTTTTCAATTCAGAAAGTTCCTCGTTTAGCTCTTCCTAATGTTTAACTCATGAAGCATGTTATCTAACTGTAAATCTATTGAAGCTTTTTCTTTCTTGTCTGCCGATTGTTTGTTGTTTCTTAACATAGAAGAGAATTGCCCGACCACTTTGGTCAACTCTACTTTGTTCATGCTTTTCAATTCTTTCTTTACAGTTCCTCGATCTAATAAAAAGCGGTTGAGCTTTGCCGCATTCATTTTCTTATCGTCTGGTGTGTCTCCGTAAATGATACCTACTTCGTAAGCCAGTGAAAACACTTTTCGTCTAAGTTTGTCTGTACCCATAATATCCTCCAGATAATCGATCAAGTTCGTCACCTCATTATTGGTAAGTTCTTTACTACTTGTTGTTCTCCGATTGCTTACTTGATACACAAGTTCCTTTTTACATTCAGTCATACCTGACTGAGCCAGTACCACATGCAGCTTTGAAAGCTGTTTTTTTGTTATTAGTTGTTCCATAGGTTTTGAAGTTTGTTGTTTAAAGTGTTTATGAGCCGTTCTTATCAATCACCCTATAAAAAGTATGCCTTGTTGGCTTACGATCAAAATTGAGCGCTTTAAGCGGGTTTAAGTGGCCTTAACTTCAATCGCTTGTCTCCTTGCACAGAAGTATATCGTTCATTAGGTCGCCAAACCTTCTTTTTTTGCTTAATTCCTTGATGGTTTCGGGATTTGTCAATCCATTTTGCTCACATATATATTGAGCTTCTTGTTTTGTCAATCCTTCCATTTCATGCCAAAGGTTTACACGTCTAAAAAACTCCGCATACCCTTCTTTTTGTTTGTTGCTAAACTTTATCAGGTTACCCTTAAAGTAAGGCATCCCTGACAAAACGATACCAGCGTTCCTTTTGGTCTTATCCCTGAGCACATGCAGATAGAGAATCAAGTTATGATTGAGCTTCCCTGATTCATCAATTATTACCAAAGGATTGGCTTGAGTATTCAATTCGGTAGCAATGGTATTTACCATGTCGTTTATACTACCTTCAAACGCAATGCCCATTTCCCTCAGCAATGCAGAAAAGAAATGTTTGGCACGCATCGTTTTATCGAACGATACAAAATAGGTGTTCGGATTTCTACTGATAATCTTTAGGCTTGTAGTTTTACCCATTCCTGTATCTCCTATTAGTCCAGTCATTAATTTCTGTAACCGGGTGCGCTTGCAAAGCTTTTTTATCCCTGCGTGGTCGCTTGTCTCTATTAGTATGTCAGTGCCATCGCTCACCACTACCCATATCTTTCTCCACATGCCATCGCGGATGTCGTCCCAACTTCCTTTTAGCATTTTACTGATAGTAGCCGCACTAACGCCCGACTGAGTGGCAAGTTCATTCTGACTAACACCCCTACTTTTACAGTAATCGGTTATTGAATTGCGTATGGCCTCCTTATCCATTCCGCTTTGTTGAATTGCTTTCGTCATGTTTTCAAATTTGGATTTAGAAATTCTCTTTTTGGGTTTAGTTTTCTTTAAGCAGCTTTTTTGTTTTCTCTCAGGTTTTTGTAAGCAGCCGACTCTTGACTTGCTAGTGCTTGTTGTAAGTCGCATAGCTCAGCCATTAAATCAGAATCTTCATAACGCTTATTTTCTGATGTAGCGTAGTACCTTAAAGCTGATGCAATTGCTTTTTGCAGATTTTCTCTGAGCTCTTCTGGGTTTCCATGATCTAATTTGATAATCAAGAACCCTTCTGTCATAGTTATCATAGTTTGATTGGGGTTAAATTTATTTTTTGAAATATATTTTACTGTTCACTTTACTTGCATTATTGGCAGTTCTATGTTTGCCTCGGATTTGATTCATTTTGAATTTTTGGGTGAAGAAAATGCTGCCCCTTAAGGCAGCATTTTTATTTATGGACTGTTTGCCTTTTCAAGACCTTGCTGAATCTTTTTGATTCGCTTACCGAAATTTGCTCCGTGGGATACGTCAACTTTTAGTGATTCGTATGTTGTAACATAATCCTCTGCATTCACCAATAGATTTATTACGCTGGAATGGTTGATGTTCAAATGGGTCGATGTGCTGACGACCGTACTTTTTAAATACTGTCTCGAAAGCAAAGCAAAAGCCATTTTTGCGTGTGTTACATTGCGGCCTCCTCTCTTTCCAGTTGTGAGTTCCGAGTCACTTACTTGAAACTCTTGGCAAACCATTGATTTTAAAAATTCAACATTCATGCATTAAAGAGATTTTTAGTCTTATTCCTCGGAATCATACTCGCTTAAATCAATTGTCTTAGGTTGGTGATTGCCTCTGACTGAGAAGGGGCTCTTTTTTTCTTCTCTCTTCTCCCGGAGTGATTCTGGTAGATATGTTTTAGGCTTTGCGCCAACCTCTACCATTTCCAAATTGATGCCGAGCTCCTGAGCCCTTTGCCTCAATTCGTAGCTTTGTTGCACCTCTTTTAAAATGTCCTTTGGTGTGGTGATCCTGTTCAAAGCCTCGAAAGCTTCTGGAGAAATAGCGAGAGCTTCATCTCTTAGCTTCTCATTGGCTTTTCTTGCCTTAGCCTTAATGCCATTTAAACGCCCTTTATTCTTGTGGAATTTCTCTATGTCCTCCTGTGTTTGATCAGCCAGCGCACCATTGATTGCAACCTTTTGGTGAACCAATCCCATAGACCTGTCTTTATGATCGAAGAGATAGATGGTTCCATAGTCCTCATATCTCACAATTACCTTTTTGCCGTTTAGCTTAGTGAATTGCTCTGAGTCCAATTGATATTCATAAGTAACTCCACCACGAGTTAAATTTATCTGTCCCCTTATCACTGTCAATTCAGTCTTCTTCGTGAAGAGCCGTAACCTTTCTTCTAAGTCAAGTTTTAAAATGTAGGGTTTTTGCCCTCTCTCATGTACTTCATTCGGAGTAAGATTATCTAGTTTAGTCTGGGGCGTATTGTTAAATTCCTCTACTGCCTTAACTCCTATTAACTTGATTTCATCTTTGGTCAACCAAAAACCTGATTTTGTAAATTGATCTTGGTATTCTTGTGAAGGCCTTCCAGTTTTCTCCTTAGTCTTTATACTTTGACCTATGTATCCATTGTATTTTTTGCAATGGGCTTCACCTAAATGTTTAAAGTATCTTTCCGCAATTGCTTTTCTTCTCGGGTTTTGATCTATGCTCCAGGTAACTCCGATTGTATCTAAGGCTTCCTTAAAATATTCAGCTTCTTTTGTTTTGTTAAAGGAGTGATTGTCTGATAAAATTTCGAATGCAAAAAATCCAGTATTCTTAACAGCATCTTGCAACGCCTCTAAAATCAATTGAGTGTTTTCACTTTCCCCAATGCTGTAACCAACTATCTTTTTGCTGTGTGCATCTCTTACGGCAAATAGAACTAACTTTAGGTATGATGTGAGCTTTCCTTTGTGTTCGCCCTGATAGTAAAAAGGTAAATCCCAGCCGTCTATCTGCCATTGCGATCCAACGTGAAGAGCGTGGTTTATTCTCGCATAAGGCTCGATGTCATTGAATGATTTTTCTCTGCCGTTCCTTAATGCATGTATCTCTACATTCTTGTTGTGCTCCTTCACAAATTTTTTAATCCAAGAATAAGAAGGACTATCTAGTTTAGACTCCGCACAAAGTTTTTCTAAGTCTCGCCAAATTGATTTGGCCGTTCTATTAACAGGGTCGCATAACAGAGCTTTAGCCCAGTACTGTATTTGTGGGTCGATTGGCGAATGTTGCTCTCTAAACCATCGCGTATCGATCACAACGCTATCAATATTCTTTCGCGCCTTTGACTTTACCGTGCAGAAAGCTGCATAGGTTTCGTACTTGCCTTTGAAAATTGTGTTGAAAGCTTTGAAAAGGTGTTCAGTAACACCACGAGCTCCACTATTGTATGCAAGTACCTTTTCCCAAACAGCTCTCAGTCGTGCGCAAAGGATTTTTTGGTCAGAGCTTAATCGATCATCACTTGAATACGTCTCTTTGTACTTTAAAAAATCCTTTTCGTAAGCAGTCTTTAAAAGGTTATTATAGAATTCTTGTCTGTCGTTGTGAAGATTTTCAATCAGTAGTGAATGAAGGTCTGCCTCGGAAGGGAGTTTAGAGCGAGAAGCTTTGGGGATTGAGGAGTATTTAATGAATGGTATACTATTGTTATAAATGCGTATTGCTGATTCTCGTGCAATCCACTTTTTAATCGTGTTGGTACCAACACCATAATTATTCAGATAATTATAGGATAGGAAGTAATCACGATCAGAATAGTAAACCGATTCCATTTTACTTGATCGCTTCTAAATTTTTTGATAGATCGGAAATCTCTTTGCGATACTCTATGGCGCATTGAAGTGCTGCTCTTTCTATCCTTGCGCTAGTCTTTATCGAATCATTGAAGTATCGACTGACAGCACCTTTAGTTACCCCAGCTAACTCGGCAACTTTCGTCAAGTAACCATGAGGTAAGCTTTGTTTAATTTCCCTTTTCGTTATCATAAACTTTACTATTTTTACACTAAAGTTTACAATAGTAGTACTAAAAGTGTATACAAGTCAAGTTTTAAGGGTATATAAAGTGTATTTAAAGTAAATGTCCACAAGTCCAAAGGATAGAATAAGAGAATTTAGAACAAGTCTCGGCAGAACGCAGAGGGAAATAGCTGATCAAATCGGCATAAAAACCTCCTACTATTCTGATTTAGAGAATGGTAGAAGAGTTATATCCAAAAAGTTCGCTCAAAGGCTTAAACAGGTATTTGGAATTTCTGATTCGTGGATTATCGATGGAAAAGGGGAAATGTACCCCAAAAATGTACCCTTAAATGTACCCCAAGAATTAACTAGTAGTATAAGGGTTAACCAATATTCGTACTATGAAAGTTTGCTCGAAAAGGATTTAGATTTTGAGTTAAGTATTGAAATTGAGGAACTTAGGAGAACTTACGAGGACTATACAAAGCTTACCAAAGCTATACACTCGATTAATGCCCCACAATTTATCAAAGATAAGTTTGGGGTTCCCGGTCAGGTTAAGGAAGCCCCGTTTTTTGTGGAAGATTTCGGTAGGTATCGGAGTATTTTGGAGAATGATTTTGAAAAGGATCACTCTCATATCGAGGATTCAAAGAAGCTTAAAGTACTAAAAATCATTGATTTATATCAATCTGATACCGAACACTGGCGCGGTCAAACCTCTCGTCTTATCGATTACTTTTATAACTACATTGATTTTTTCCTAGATCGACCAGAATTGAACAAGTAGTAGGACATTCAAGTCTTTTCGAGGTATAAAATGGAACCTGAATGGAAGCAAATGGAAGTAATTTCAATTTTATCGTGTCCTTTTTCGATTTCTCAATTTTGCCCAAAAACGGCCTAAACAGGGTCAATTTGTGCATTTTTTGCACTTTTTATATTATACTCTTATTTAAATTATAGGAATACCCCCCATATTTGTTAATAAAAGCAAACCGTGTGAATTTGTCATCTGGAATATTGAGGAAGAAGGGATTTCTATTACTCGTGTGACCAAGTGCCTTCCTGATGGAAATGTTCGTCTGACCGCTTCATTTTCAAAACCTCGGCTAAACCTAAAGAAAGTAAGGCGAAAGAAAATTATTGAATTGGTAAGATGGGAGGGGGTAGTTGAACAATTTAAAATAATAGAGTTCAGTGAGCAGCGAATGGACAAACATTCTCCAGTCAATAAAATATTAAAGCTAGAGCGGATTTGAAATTATCGGCTTTAAACTCAAAACCTACTAACTACTGTCTCCATCATTCTGAATTCTGAATTCTTTTACCAGTGTTTATAGGTGTCGGACGGCTTGTTGCTTAGCCAAATAGCCGTCTGACACCGACTCACTACTTCGAAACGTGCTATCTACTGACTACTATCTCCTAACTACTGTCTCCTTCATTCTG